TCGAAGTCAAGATGTAAATGTTCCAGATTCCTCAGCTTATGTTAGCTGGGACTCTGACGATCCAAAGACAAGAGCCTCTGCTATTGAAAAATATGGGGAAGCTGTTGCTGATTTTGGATATGCAAGCCTAGGCTCTAGGACTAGGGATTTTTCTGACCTCACTTCCAATGTTAGTGGTCGCCCCGGACTAGGGCAGGCAGATTTCGATTGGTTCCGTCCCGGTCAGTCAGTACCCACAAAAAGTAAGGATATTATTTCCTTTGCTCGCAGTTCTTATCGTAGAATAGGGCTTATCCGTAACGCTATCGACTTAATGGGAGATTTTGCGTGTCAGGGTATTCGATTGGTTCATCCCAACCCAAGAGTTGAAAAATTCTTTAATGACTGGTTCAGTCGTGTTAGAGGTAGGTTTGTTTCTGAGAGAATCTGTAACCTATTATTTCGTGAAGCGAACGTCCCTATTAGAATGAAAACTGCAAAGCTTAACAAGCAAAAAAGACTTAGTATGCAAAAATCTGTGGCTTCTCCAGATATGCAAGCTGTAATAAATGATAAAAGATTTCAAAAGGGTGAACTTCCTTGGCAATATATTTTTCTTGATCCCATTTTAGTTGACCCAGTGGGTGGGGCTATATCTAATCTAATAGGCAACAAGCTCTATAGGATGCAGATACCTAACCATCTTAAACGGGAAATCCAGAGACTACAAGCTAGCCGTAAGCCCGCAGATGCAATAGTCCTTAGCCAAATACCAGAAGACGTACTAAGAGCAGCACAAACGAACGAGGGGATTATTCTGCCTCCAGAAAAAACCTTTATGCTCCACTACAAGAAGGACGACTGGCAAGAATGGGCAGATCCTATGACCTATGCATGCTTCAAAGATCTCCTTCTTTATGAGAAGCTTAAGCTAGCTGATGAAGCGGCGCTTGACGGTGCTATTTCAAAAATTAGAGTATGGAAACTTGGTAGCTTAGATCACAAGCTAGCTCCAACGTCAGCAGCTGCCTCAGCTCTTGGGGATATATTAGGGACTAACGTTGGTGGTGGAACAATGGATATTGTTTGGGGTCCTGATATTGAACTTATTGAAACCGGAACAGATGTCCAAAGGTTCTTAGGTGAAGAAAAGTACAGACCAACCCTCATGGCTATTTACGCTTGTCTTGGAATCCCTCCAAATCTTACTGGAACTTTTGGTGCCTCTGGAACGACTAACAACTTTATCTCTTTGAAAACTTTAACAGAGAGACTCAATTATGTTAGAAATATTATTTTAGAATTCTGGAATGAGCAAGTAAAGATAGTCCAAGATGCAATGGGCTTTCGTTTCCCCGCTCAGATCGAATTTGACTTTATGTATCTAGACGATCCAGCTGCAATGACTCAGCTTATGATAAATTTAGCAGATAGAAACGTAATTAGTGATGAGTTTGTTCAGCGAAACATCAAGGCCAATCCCGGAGTTGAAAGAAAACGCTTGTTTAACGAGAAGAAAAGAAGAAAGAGCGGCGCTATGTCAGAAAAAATTAGTCCATTCCATTCTGTTGATAAAGACTTCGCTCTCGAGAAGATAGCTCTGCAGACGGGTATCTCTACCCCTTCGGAGGTCGGTTTAAAGCTTGACAATAAGAAAAAAGGAGAAGAATCTGCCTTGGAGATGAGAAGACCCACAGAGAAAACAGGACAAAACTTCCCTCCCTCTAAAGAAAAGAAAACCAACCCAAATGGCCCGGGAAGACCTAAGAACACAAGAGATACTAAACCTAGAGAGAGAAGAACTTTCAAACCGAAACAGAAAGCTGCCATAGAGATATGGGGCAAAGAAGCACAAGAGAAAATCTCAGAGGCTTTGAACTCTGCTATGCTGGAGGGCTTTGGCAAGAAGAATATGAGAAGCTTGAATAGCGAAGAGACAAGTCAAGCAGAGATGATGAAGTTTGAAATATTATGTAATCTTGAACCGGGAGAAGATCTTTCTACAGATACTATATTCGCAGCCGTGAATAGAGACTGTGAATCAGATATCCACAATTCATTCAATTCTTGGATTACTGAAGCCTCAGAACAAATAGGCAGACGCCTTAGTATCGAAGAGATTAGAAACTTAAGAGTAGCTTTCTATACCGACTTCAAATCTTAGTGGTTTTATTGAACCGCTTATTTTTGGTGTAAATAATTTATAAGAGGTAAATTTATATATGAACGATATTATTATATTCGACGCAGAGCGAGAAGACGGAATTGAAGAGAGAATTAGCTCTCAGGCTTCTCTTGCATATGTGTCTCAACTATGCCCAGCAGACGCGGCGGAGGATAACAAATCTTTCAAGCCCCTGAATAAAGATCTTTTAGAAGATATCAGAGCGACAGCCGGAGATAAAGATGGAGACGTGTATAGAACCTTCTCTATCTTGGTTAGTACTTCTTGGAATAAGAATGACGATGTTTTTGCCAAGAACGAAGTCTGGGCCTCTAGAAAAACACCAACATATAAACCAGCCAACTTGGAACACGATGAAAAACAAATAGTTGGAGGGATTATCGGTACTTGGCCGGTAGACAGTGAGTATAAGCTTATAGCTGAGGATTCCAATCCTGACTCGCTTCCGGATACGTACCACCTTTTAGTGTCTTCTGTAATTTATAATCAATGGCAAGATCCAGATTATCAAACCAGAGCAGAAGATTTAATTAACAAGATTAAAGACGGGCAAATGTTTGTCTCGATGGAATGTCTCTTTAGAGGTTTTGATTATGCGATTGTCTCCCCCGACAATAAGAATCATATCATAGCAAGATCGGAAGAGACAGCCTTCTTGAGTAAATATTTAAGAGCCTATGGTGGAACAGGTCAATATGAAGACCACAAGGTAGGAAGACTTTTGAAAAATATAACATTTTCTGGAAAAGGCTTTGTCGAAAGACCAGCTAATCCCGACAGTATTATCTTTGATAAAGACTCCAGCTTTGATTTCACCAACGCATCCCGCACAAAAAATTTGTTTTCCTGCGATAATGGTGTATCTATTAAAGTAGGAAATGATGTATTTTCTGAAACGAACTCACAGGAGAATCTTGATATGTCAAATGATATTTTGAATGATCAGATCCAAGAGCTCAAAGAAGCCCTAGCTAACGTTAAAAATGAGAATAAAGAGCTGTCTGTAAAAGTTGCAGAAGCAAACATTGGAAAATGGGAAGATCAAGTTGCTGAATACAAGCAACAGGTTGAAACTATTTCTAGTACTCTCACCGAAACAAGCGAAGAGCTTTCTGGTACGCAGGCAAAGATTGAGGAACTAGAGGAGTCTCTAGCAACTGAGTCGGAAGCTCGCACCGCAGCCGAGGGTTTAATCAAAGAGATGGAAAGTGAAAAGTCTTTAGTCGAGCGAAAATCTCAACTTATAGAGGCTGGCCTTTCCGAAGAAGAAGCACTTGCTAAACTCGAAGTTTTTGGAAGTCTTTCTGATGAACAATTTGAAGCTGTAGCTGAAACCATTAAGGAAGCTGCGGGAGAGAATCCGTTCTTAAAGAAGAAGAAAGAAGAAGACGAAGAGAAGAAAAAGGCTGAAACAAAAAGCTCTGCTGAAAGCGATGACGCTGAAGCGAATGAGCCTAAAGACACTAGCGAAGAAGAAGCAGAAGCAGTCGATGAAGAAGTTCTTGAGACTGCCGCCGTTGAAGAAGCTGTTGATATGAGTGTGTCCTCTGAGGAATCAGAAGACGAAATTGCTCCTGTCCGCGCATCTCTTCGAGAGTGGGTAAACAATAACGTTCTCAAAACAGAACAAGGAGAATCCGTATAATGGCACTTAAACCAGATAGAGTTGAACACCTCACTGATCTTAGTTTCTTTATGAATGAAACTGGTGACAGAGGTGGGATTGTAACCTATAGAATTGCAGCTGCTGCCTCTGGGGCGGCTATGGACGACGCTAATGCGCTTGTTGGATCTCCTACGGGAGCCGTAGCATTTGACTTACTCAATAGTCAGAAACCTGCAGGTCTATTATTGAATGATGTTGTAAATCTCGACCTTACACGACAACACATTAATTTCCACAAGGACGAAGTCCAAAAAGGAAGTAAAGTATTGTTGCTCAAGAGAGGGACCGTTGTTACCAATAATATTTCTGGCACTCCAACTGCCGCGAATATTGGTGCAACTTTGTACTTCAACTGTGATGGATTCTTATCGACAAATAGTGGTAGTACCGCTGTTGGCCGATTGCTTTCCATCAAAGACGCAGACGGGTACGCAAAAGTAGACATCGATATAACTTGGTAATTTAAACAGAAAACTAGGAGATTAAATAATGGCTAACAGAAATTATTTCGAGCCTACTCCCGAGATGGACCAACTGCTTCGTCAGGCTGGTTCTTTAAATCGGGAGGAGTCTCTTGCCGCTACAGCCGAGCTTGCAAAAGCTTTAGAAACACCTTTACGTAAGGGTGTAATGAGTGGCAATATTTTGGATGGCATCTTTGAAGCTATCCGACTCGCACCCGGAGCCAGTACCGAATTCCCATTGGACTTCATCGCTCCCGGAACTGAAAAAGACTTTGTAGCTTACACGATTCCTAATCATGGACGCATTCCAGAACGTCATGTAGAAGGCGATTACGTCATGGTTCCGACCTATGATGTTGGTGCTTCTATTGACTATCTGTTGAAATATGCTCGTGATGCACGATGGGATGTTGTAGGCCGCGCTATGCAGGTAATGGAATCTCAATTTACTAAGAAAATGAATGACGACGGATGGCACACAATTTTGAGTGCTGGCGTTGATCGTAATATCTTGGTATATGACAATGATGCCGCCAATGGAACTTTTTCCAAGAGGCTTGTGTCATTAATGAAGACTGTTATGCGTCGTAATGGCGGTGGTAACAGCTCCTCAATCAATAGAGGTCAAATGACAGACATGTTCCTTAGTCCAGAAGGTATCGAAGATATCCGTAACTGGGGTGTGGACGAAGTAGATCCTGTCACTCGACGAGAGCTTATCACTCAAGATGGTGGCCTGCTCTTGCGAATCTTCCAAGTAAACCTCCATGATTTGGATGAGCTTGGCGATGGTCAAGAATACGAAGGTTACTATGAGAATGATCTGAGCGGAACTCTTCCTTCTGGCGATAGTGAAATTGTCGTTGGTTTAGACTTGCGCAACACAGATAGCTTCGTAATGCCAGTTCGGCAAGAAGTTCAGATTTTCGAAGACGATACACTTCATCGTCAACGAAGAGCTGGTCTCTACGGATGGGCAGAGCATGGCTTTGCAGTTCTTGACAACCGAAGAGTATTATTGGGCTCGTTCTAATAAAACTTTTTATATGAACACAAGTCGCCTTTAGCGTCCGACGTGGGGCTGAAGGCGGCTTTTTTTTATACACAATAAAGGGAACTTCCTATGTCTGCGATGTCGCATTATTTAGAGTCTGGTCTTATAGGTCATATCTTTAAAGAAATAACATTTAGTAGCCCAACAGGAATCTATATAGGTTTAGTTGGCAATTATAGTTCAGGTTCCCTTGAGAGTGGCCTGTTTACTCAGGAACTAAGCGGAGGATCATATGTCCGTGTTTCTGGAGGTCCGGGAACAACCTATTGGGCAGAGCCAGCAAGTTCTGGACAAACACACAATCTATCAGCACTTCAATTCCCGACAGCCACTTCAGATTGGGGATATGTTTCTGGCGTTTTTGTAGCAGACGCAGGGGGAGCAGAGGCTAATATTCTTCTATATGGTCAATTATCTAGTGCTAAAAATGTTACCAACGGAGACACCTTCTCGTTTGCTAGTGGCGACCTTGATATATTTTTTAAATAGGAAGGGGAATTGCTAAGCAATGTTTTCAGTAAAAGATAGGGTGAAGCAAGGGACGGCCACTGAGGGCTTAAACAACATAACTTTTAGCAGCTCTTTTGATGGGTACCAAGACTTCTCTTCTCTGGGTGGCAACGGAACTCAGACATTCTATGCTATAGAAGAATCAACCAACTGGGAAGTTGGCATAGGAACGTTCATCACTGTCCCATTTGAGGGATTTACTAGAGATACCATTATAGACAGTGCTAGTGGAGCAGGGAATAAGATCTATCTTTCTGGTGCTGCAACTATATTTGTTACATACCCGGCCTCTGGATCTGTCTTTACTACTGGAAATATAGCTTCCATAACTGGGGTTAAATTAGGGGCTAGCGGGATCTCCTTTAATGACGGCAGCACACAAACTACGGCGGCCACTTCTTTTTCCTTAGCTAGCGGAGCAAGGATCGACCTGAATGACGGTCGTATTTCGATCATTGAGGCTACAGGTGTTGCAACGGCTGCCAATCTCCTCGCTACGGGTGCTACGAATGCTGCTGCAATAGCTGCGGTCACACCCTTCTCATTAGCGAGTGGCGCTAGGGTTGATCTCAACACAACCAACCTAGCCTCCACGGGCTCAACTTTGTACGTCAATAGCGTGACGACTGGCAATGTCCTTAACACGCGCATTTCGACAATCGAATCCACAGGGGTCGCTACGGCTGCTAACTTAGCCTCCACAGGCGGAACTTTATACAGCAATAGCGTGACGACTGGCAATGTTCTTCAGGCACGCATTTCGACCATCGAAAGCACTGGCGTTGCCACGGCGGCTAATCTCCTTGCTACGGGTGCTACGAATGCTGCTGCAATAGCTGCGGTCACACCCTTCTCATTAGCGAGTGGCGCAAGGATCGACCTGAATGACGGTCGCATTTCGACCATTGAGGCTACGGGCGTTGCAACGGCTGCTAACTTAGCCTCCACAGGCGGAACTTTATACAGCAATAGCGTGACGACTGGCAATGTTCTTCAGGCACGCATTTCGACCATCGAAAGCACTGGCGTTGCCACGGCGGCT